TTCTGGCAGGACCGCGCGCCAACCACCCGATGAAGCGGAAGGTGGCGGCGAGCGCGGACGCCTGGTTTGCACACATAGTGGAGCAGGGCGACTTCCCCGACCAGTTCGGCGGGAAGAGCACCGGTCACCCAAACTACAAGGTCCACCAGCGGGCTATGGAAGCTGTAGGCGCCACGATGCGGCAGAAGCTCATAGGTGAGTTGCAAAAGGAGTTCTCACGCTACATGAAATGACAATAGGAAAAGCCATTTACTACCTGCTGAGCAATGACGCCACGGTGTCGGGGCTGGTCAGCACGCGCATCTTTCCGGAGGTGGCGGACCAGGAGCAGGCCATGCCGTACATCGTGTACAACATCCGCAGCAACGACCCGAGCGACGTGCAGACAGGGCCGTCCTCCCTGGACACCGCAAGCATCGAGATAGCCTGCTATTCCACCAGCTACACCCAGGTCATCGACGTGGCCTCGGCGGTGCGCCTGGCGCTGGACCGGGTGGGCGGCACGTACAGCGGCGTCAACGTGCAGAGCATCCAGTACACCACGGAGACCATGGACTTTGAGGAGGCGCAGCGGGCGTATAAGGTCATGGCCGACTACGAGGCGCGCATCGACCGGGGCAACCTCACGCTGCCAACGGTGACCGCCGTTCGTCCCGATCTCATCATTCGCGGTGCCGTGTACGACGAGCCGCGCACGTTGGCGTTGACCGACGGGGCCACCTTCACGGTAAACAGCGACGACCACCTCCTCTTCGCCAACTACGCTGCCGCCTCGGGTTCTGCAGCAGCTACCCTCCGGCTGCCGGTAGTGGCCGGCAACGAGGGCCGCGAGGTGCGCCTCAAAACCGGCAACCACCTCAGCAACCAGCGCACGCTCACGCTGCGACCGGCAGCTGCAGACACGACGGTCACCATCGACGGGAGCGCATCGGCATCGATGGACCGCTCCTATGACGGTATCACCGTGCACTGCATCGGCGGACAGTGGTACATCACGCAGCGCAAATCGAAGTAACCCGCATTCCTTACATTCGCACTATGATTGTCACCCTCAAGCAACCCCTCCAAGACTTTGGCTACGACTGGCCGGCAGGCTTCCAGGTCGAGGTGTCCGTGAAATTCTACCGCAAGCTCGTGGAGAGCGGGCACGTAGACGCGCACCCGGAGGACGAGAAGTACAAGCAGCCGGCAAAGCCTAAGAAGGCTGCCGCTCCCATCGTAACGGAACCCGAAAACACCTAATACTATGCCCCAGACCACCGGCATCCTGAATGCTTCGAGCATTCGCTTTTTCACCGGCACCACCGACGGCACCCACACCGTCGTCGCTAACGTGACCGAGTGCAGCATCTCCATCAGCACGGACGTGCGCGACATCACCACGAAGACCTCCGCAGGCTGGAAGGAAATCCTGCCGGCGCTGAAGTCCGCATCTATCAACGTCAGCGGCTACTTCGCCGAGGACGCCACAAACAGCTTCAACGCTTTGGTCGACTACCAAATCGCAGGCACGAAGGTCTTTGCGGTATTTGCAAACGTTGGCTCTGGAACTACGCCGAACGCAGGGGACGAGGAGTTCGACGTGGTTGGCTACATCACTTCCATCGAGCAGACCGCAGGCTTCGAGGATAACGTGACGTGGTCGCTGACGATGGACCTGACCGGCGCCGTAGTACGTGAGACCATCTCATGAATGTAACCATCGGCACTGAGACCTTCCAGCTGCGCGCCTCCCTGGGCGCCTGGCGGAAGTTTGAACGGAACACCGGTATCCGCATCGCGGCCATCGACCAGAACGACGTCACCGTCATCGCTGAGCTTCTGTACTACTTCGCCGAGGCAGGTGCCAAGGCAGAAGGGGCAGAGTTCGACTACGACGTGGACAGTTTCCTGGACCTGTGCGAGGTCAGCGAGTTGCCTAAGCTGAGCGAAGCGGTGAGCACCCTGCTCGGCGGAGACGCCCAAAAAAAAAGCGGGGCAAAGGCAAGCCGGTAAACTGGGACGAGATTGAGGCGATGGGGTTGGGCCAGCTTGGCCTGACCCCGTCGGCGCTTTACGGCCTCACCTTCGACGAGTTCAACAACGCCCTGACGGGCATGTACGAGCTGATGGAGCAGCGCGAGCAGAGGGAGTGGGAGCGCACGCGGTGGATGGCTACGATGCTGCTGAACCCACACACCAAGAAGCGCCTGTCACCCACCGACCTTATCGAGTTCCCCTGGGAGAAGAAGTCCAAACCTGCTGCGGATGGCATGGCTATCTTGCGGCAAATAGCACGAAAGAATGGCTAAGCTCGGCGACCTTATAGTCCGCGTTGGTGCGGACACCCGGGAGTTCAACCGCGAGCTGGGCAAGATCCAGCGAAAGATACGGGAGACCTCCGACAACATTATGGACATGGGGAAGGCCATGTCAATGGGCGTGACGTTACCCATTGCCGGGTTGGGCGCTGCAGCCGTCAAAGCTGCCGCCGACCTGGAGACCATGGAGACGCAGTTTATCTCGCTCACAGGAGGCGCGGAGCAGGCCGCCGCTATGGTGGACCAGCTGAACCAGTTCGCTGCAGCTACGCCCTTCCAAATCGAGGAAATCGCAGGCGCTGCTCGCCAGCTGCTGGCGGCCGGCACGGACATCTCGCAGGTGAACGAGCAGCTGCAGTTCCTCGGCGACATCGCAGCGACGTCAGGCAGCAGCATTGAGGACATCACGGCCATCTTCGCAAAGGTCCAGGCCAAGGGCAAGGTGGAGCTGGAGAACTTGAACCAGCTTGCCGAGCGCGGCATCCCCATCTTCACGGCGCTGAGCGAGGCCACCGGCCTACCGGCGGACAAGCTGGGAGCCGGGGCCGTCAGCGTCCAGCAGTTTAACGACGTGCTGAGGGGCTTCGCCCAGGAGGGAGGCTTCGCAGCCGGCGCCATGGAGCGCCTGTCGCAGACGGCGGCCGGGAAGTTCAGCACGGCCATGGACAACCTAAAGCAGGCCGGCGCGGAGATTGGGAGCATCCTGCTGCCGTACGTGACCGCCGCCATCGACAAGGTGACGGAGCTGGCGGGCAAGTTCATGAACCTGGACGAGGGCACGCAGAAGACCATCGTGGCCATTGCGGGCATCGCGGCAGCCATCGGTCCAGCCATCATGGCCTTTGGTGCTTACTCAAAGGCTATGGCAGGCATACAGGTGGCTATGGCTGCAGCTAAGGCCGCCGGCATTGCCCTCAACGCCACGCTGCTGACAAACCCAATTACCGGAGTGGCCGTAGCTATCGCGGCGGCCATCGCCCTCATCATTGCCAACTGGGACCAGATCCACGCATACTTCACCAGCGGCGACGGGAGCAAGACCTGGGACCAGCTGAAGCAGACGGTGGCGTCCGCGGTGGATGCCATCAAGGAAATCTGGAACATGTTTGTCGGGTTCCTCCAGGTGATATGGGACGAGTTTGGTGACAACTTTCTGTTCGCCATACAGAACGTCATGGACATGGTCTTTAGCATCTTCCGTGGAGTCTTCGGCGTCATCGGCAACCTGTTCAACGCCTTCAGCTCCTTATTCAAAGGCGACTGGCGCGCCTTCCTTGGATACATCGGCAACGTCACCACAGAAATTCTGCAAATGGTTGTAGGTGTATTCTTAGGTTTCCTTTCACAGGTAGGCAACGCGGTAGATGCGGTGCTCGGCGCCCTTGGCGTAGACAGTAACCTTGGCGGATTCTTATCCGGTCTGAAGGGAAAGGCGGACGCTTTCTTCAATAGCATCAAGTTTAAGTCCGACGAGGCGGCGGCCTCGGTGCAGAATTTCAGCGACAAGCTGGCGGCCATCCCTAAACCCAGCGCTCCAGTTCGCACGGCGCCAACCGGTGGAGGGGGAGCAGCAGGCGGCGAGGCAGGAGCAGGAGCAGGACAGGCACCCGGCACGATGACGGCGGCGCCAACCCTCGCACCGCAGCAGATTGCCAACCCGCTGCTGATGGAGCCTAAGCTGATGCAGGAGACGGTGGAGCAGAACCTCGGACAGCTGGCGGTGCTCGAGATGAACACCAAATACTACGCGGAGCTGATAGCCCAGCACTGGGATGTGACCACCAACGCGGTCTTTGGGTTTGCCGAGCAGTTCGGCACCATGGTGGCAGACGTAGCTACCGGGGCCATGACGGTGGGGGAGATGGTTAAGCAGATGGCGCTTGACACAATCAAGAGCGTGATTGGAATGGTCAAGGCGAACGTAATTGCCAACGCCACCAACCCGCTGAACCCTGCGAACGTCGCCTCCGGCGGTCTTGCATCACCCGCTCTCATCGTGGCCGGCCTGAGCCTGGTGGAAGGATTCCTGAACCAGGCCATGGCGTTTGCCGACGGTGGCATCGTGAGCGGCCCTACGCTAGGCCTGGTGGGTGAGTACCCTGGAGCACGTACCAACCCGGAGGTCATCGCTCCGCTCGACAAGCTGCGCAGCATGATGGGCGGCATGGGCGGCAACTTAGTGGTCACCGGCCGCCTCGACGGG